CAGAATAAAAAATACCTAAAAAAAAATTAGAAAAAAAAGCAATAAAAAAACTAAAAGTATTTGATGTTAAAATGTTATGTGACGAAATGAATATAAAATATAAAAAAAAAGAAAAAAAAGATAATTGTATCGATTTAATTTACAAACATTTAGATGAAAATTATTTAGATTTTGTTAAAACCGTAAAAACTAGTTCAATGAGTTTAGTATCATATGGTAGATGTATGAAAGAAATGTTTGATGAATTATTTAAAAATATTAATTTTGATTATGTTTTAGTTGAAAATCAAATAGGACCTTTAGCTTTAAGAATGAAAACATTACAGGGAATGATTATGCAATATTTTATACATAACAATGTTAGTAAAATAGAAGAAATATCACCTAGTAATAAACTAAAAGATTTTTTAGGAACAAAAAAAACAACATATAAAGAAAGAAAACAAGAAAGTATAGTTATTACAAGAAAAAAGTTAATAGAAAATTGTAACATAAGTAAATGGTTAGATTATTTTAATGAACATAAAAAAAAAGACGATTTAGCGGATTCATATTTACAAGGATTATGGTATTTTAACAATATTTTAGCAAAATAATATATTTAATGCGTCTTACTTAAAATTAAAAGTTCTTAATAAAACATAAGTGATGGAAACTATTAAGATTAAGATTGATGATGTATCTAGTTCACCTGAATTAAAAGTAATTGATGGACCAAAAACACCAGGAGGTACTAGTAAAAGTGTAAATTTTGGTGCTGGTTTAGATTTATTTATGAATAATAAAAAAGTATCAAAACCTGGTTCACCAACTTCTGATATTAAATTAAATGAAATTAATGACTTAGATTTAAATGAAAAAGAAAGTACAGGAAATATAAAATTAAAATTAGATGAAGCAACACCTGTTTCATTAAATAAAAGTGTATATGATAATAAAGTTAAAAAACAAGAAGAAAACTTAAACAAACCAATGTTGGGTAAAGAAATGAGTAAAGATGAAAATAAGGATAGTGATGGTTTTAAAAAATTTACAGAAATTCCTGTAAATCCAAATATTACTATTCAACCAAAAACCATGAAAAAAGAAGATGAATTAAGAGAAAAATTAAAAACATTAAGAAAATTAGAAGCATTGGAAAAAAAAGGATTTCAGTTAACCAAAAAATATGGAATGGAATCTTCATTGGATGAAATGGTTGGTGAATATGAAATGATAAAAAATGATGTTGAAAAAAAGAATAGTGTTAAATTTCAGGGTAAAATGTTAATGGCTGCTGTTTCTGGTTTAGAATTTTTAAACTCTAAATTTGATCCATTTGATTTAAAATTGGATGGATGGGCTGAAGCAGTAAATGAAAATTTAGAAGAATATGATGATGTTTTTGGTGAATTACATGATAAATATTCATCTAAAGCAAAAATGGCACCAGAAATTAAATTATTATTTATGTTAGGTGGAAGTGCTGTTATGTTACATATGACAAATACAATGTTTAAATCAGCAATGCCTGGTATGGATGACATTATGAAACAAAATCCAGATTTAATGCAACAATTTACTAATGCTGCTGTAAATAGTATGAGTAAAAACAATCCCGGTTTTGGTAATTTTGTAAATAGTGCTATGAATACAAGTTATGAACAACCTAGAAGACAACCACCAAGAGGTTCTCCACCAGGACCACCACCACGAATGAAGCAACGACCACCTACTCCACCAATCGGTCCACCATCCAATAGACCTGATGTAGGTTTTAGTAGAGGTAGACCAACCTTTAATGACGCAACAAATATGGATAGTAATTTTGCAAGTATTAGTAAACCAAAAAAAACAAAAACAAAAAGACCAGAAATGAAGGGTCCTAGCGACATTGGTGATATTTTATCTGGATTAAAAACAAAACGTGTGAACATGAATGTAAGCGATAATAAATCAACCATCAGTTTAGATGATGTTAAAGAATTAAAAAATGATTTGTCTATGCCAAAAAAAAGTAAACGTAGTACATCGGCAAAAAATGTAGTTAATTTGACGTTTTAAATAATGTAATTATATAATATAAAATGGTTTTAGGTTTTGTATTATACGAAGCAGTAGATTTAGGTTATAATGTTGTTAAAATTGGTTACAATAGTGTTACCGGAATATATAATTGGTATTATCAAATAGAAGAACATGAAAAAGAATTAGAACATAAAGAAAAAGCGGAAATAATTAAAGAAATGAAGCAATTAAATTCAAGATTAAAAGAATTGGAAGATATTATACAAAAAACAGCCAAAAATGATTAATATTTTTTTTTAGTTCTTTTTTTTCGGTTTGTTTTTCTTCTGGTTTTCTTTTTTTTATATTTTTTTTTTCTAGTTTTTCTTTTTTTTCCACCGTGATGATGTGTTTTAAATAAATTTTTAGCATCTTTTTTCAAATCTTCTGGACTTGGAACATAACCATAATCTTCATGTTTTCCTTTTTTTACAGGGAAAAATTGTTCTCCTATTTCTTTTTCAGGAAAAAAATCTTTATCATATTTTTTACCATATTTATTATCTTTACCCCAAATTTCTAAATCAGCCAATTCATCGCCATAATCTTCTTTTAATGTATTATTTAAACGACGATTTAAATCTTGTATTTTTAATCTTTCTACATTTTTAAGAATATCATCCATTTTACCTTTTTTTCCTGTAATGTTTGAATATAATATATCTACAGCAGTATCAAAATGTGAAAATGCTTGTTTATTATCTTTTAATTTACCTAATGATATAGGTATATTTCCTTTTTGTTTTTTTTCTTGTATTTTCTTATTTAATTCATCAACTTGTTTTTGATAATCTTGTATCATTTTTTTTTGAACATTTACCTCAGCATCATAAGCATCATGATTTTGTCCTTTATTTTGAGCATTTACAATGTCTTCTTGAATAATATTAATAATTTCATTTGCTATTTTAATTTCATATTCTAGTTTTTCAATTTGTTGCATATCTTTAGTTGGTCGTGATAATTGTATCCTGGCGATACTAACCATATGTTGTAAAATTTCTTTTAACTTTCTCATATTTATTTTCTTTATGTCTATCTTCGATGGGTCTTTTAACGGATATGGTTTAAATGTATTATAAGCAGCAATAAATATGTCACTACCATTTTCTTGTGCTTCTTTTATTAATTGTGCCATTCTTTTTTTGGATCTTTCCATACCTGCTTTATGTTTTTGACAATATGACATTTGACTCATTATTATAATTAATTTAGAAATTAAAATAATGTTTAATTTTTATTTTTTTTTATTACAGCCCATTGATATTTTTCTTTACATAATGGACATTTCATTTCTTTTTCAAACCATTTTAATATACACGTAGAGTGATAATTATGTCCGCAATCTAATAAACAAGCACCATATGAAATTTTTTCTAAACATATAAGACAATTTTCAGATGTATAATTTTTATTAGAATCATTTTTAAATACTACAGGATATATTTTGTTTTTATTTTTAAAAAAACACATTTATTTAAAATAATAAATATTTTAATCAAATTAAACTTATAATTTTTCTTTAAAAACATTGATTGCTTGTATTTGTTTTCTAGACTTTTCTTGTACAGACGCTTTACTTAATAATTCTTTTGCTTTTTTTAATTCTTCTTCAGAAACAACACCATCACCATCTAAATCTAAGATATCTTCATATGTTCTCATTTTAACAGGAATAATACAATAAGGACTCTGTTCGTGAAATAAATGCATAGTTAAAATATGAAATACACCTGTGATAATTAACGCGGTAATAATATCTCTAGTACCCATCCATGAAATTGCAAAAATAAGTATTTGTCTACCAATAGAATTTCTTAAATATTGTTCTTGAGATTTACTTAGTTCAATGGTTACATATTTTGATCCTATATTTAACATAATCATAACTATTCCAGCAAAAAATTTACTATTGTTTACCCCTTTAAATAATTCTCCTACTTTTGAAATCATATTTAATATAATTATAGAAAATATAATTTAACATATAAATCTTAAAGCACGTAAAATTTTGTTTAATTTCCAAGTTAATATATCTTTTATTGGTTTTGTTATGTTATTCCATACATTTACTTTTGCTCTCCATAATGGTCTATATGCTTTATCTATTCCTAGTTTTCTACAAGGAAACATAATTATATCTATCATTACATTCCAAAAACCACTTATTATTGCTTTTTTTATTTGCCATATTTTATTAAAAATAAATTTTTTTGCTTTAATACATTCTTTAATCCATTTCATACCCAATTTTTTAACCAACCAATAATAAATTTCTCTAAATGGTTCAGTAATCCAACGCCAAATGGTTTTTGGTATACTACTGATACAAAATTGTCTTGCTTGTTTTTCTCTTCTATTTACTTCTCTTTCTGTTTGTCGTTCTGCTTCTTTTTTTAATTCTTTTTGTTCTTTTCTTTTAGCATCTCTTTCACGCTGCATTTTTTTTGCTTCTTCTTCACTATTTGGTATTTCTGGAGTAATACTTTTAAATGAAAATTTCATTTCATCGTCAAATTCTATTTTTTGTCTTTTGAAATTCTTTAAAAATTTCTGAGAAGGATTACCATCATCTGTAAAATTTTTTTCTTTAAAAATGTAATCATCTTCTGGTTTTTCATCTTTATTTTCTTTTTTTTCTTTTGTATCTTTCTTTTTTTTATTAATTCCAAAACCTTCTTTTGTAGGGCAACTTATAAGTAAATTAACTGCTAATATCACGAATACAATTGATGTAAATAATAAAATCTTCATATATAAATTTAAGATTTTATTTTAATAATCTTCGTCTTCTTCTTCATCATCTTCAAATTCTGCTGCTTCTGCTTCTTCTTGTAAAAGTTCCAATCGTTTTATTCTTTCTAAAACATCTTTAACATCATTTACTACTCCATTTGAAATTTCATTTGAATTTGTTTTAGCAACTTCACTATTTTTCAATGCGTTAAGTTTTAATGTTCTATCATTATCAACCATATTAATACTAGAAAGTTCCATTGGATTTAAATTGGTAAACTCTTCTGCTAAATCCTTCTCATATTTTCTATCTTTTTTAAAATCTTCTGGAGTTTGGTTTAATGGTTGGCCAGGTGCTGCTTCATTTTTAAATTCTTTACCAGTTGGAGGATATTCACCTTCTTTATTTCTAGCAGTATTTTCCATTTGCGCTAGAGTTTTGTTACCTTCAACAGTATTAGAAATTAAAACAACAACAATAAATGCTAGAATAAAACACATGTTGTATTTTTGATAACTACCTAAAAATAATATTAAACCAACTACAACTAATAAAAAAGTCGAACGATTATTTCTTACATGAGATGTCAAAAAATTTTCTTTTTGATAAAATAATACAATAAGTATTGATAATAAAGCTAATTCGCCAATATATTTCATTTATATATAGATTAGGAAATATATATTTTTCAGTTATACATAATAAATTATAATCTACATTTTTTATAAGTATGGCTTTACAGTTTTCAGAAATTGATTGGGATGAAAAAAAAAATAAAAAAATAGGACGAAAAAATAATTTTACACGTAAAAGAAGATACAATAACAAAATTAAGAATGAAAAAGTGGAAAACTTCCTAAATTCAATGGAAGGATTAGAAAATAATGATGATTCCAATTTAGCAGATTTTAATCCACCTCCTTTACCAGAATTAACACAACAAAATGAAGAAAACCCAGAAAAAGAATCTGAAGAAAATAATGATGATGAAATGCAACCAGAAGCATATAATAATCTTTCCAATACTGCTGTAAATAATGAATATTATAAACAATTTATTCCATATTTTACACAAGCCAATAATTCTCCAAATTTACATGGCAGTAAAGATTTACTTTTAGAAAAACTAAATTATATGATCGATATGCTTGAAGAACAAAAAGATATAAAAAATGGTAACACCACCGAAGAATTAATTTTATATTTATTTTTAGGCGTTTTTGTTATATTTGTTGTTGATTCTTTTGCACGTGCTGGAAAATATACTCGTTAATTTAGTAATAATACATTTTTAGACAATATTGGTCTACACGCATAATTATAAAAATAATAACTCATTGTTGTATCTGCTTTAGGAGTATGGTTTTTTAATATTATATTTAGTATTTTATTGTTATGTGAAATATTTTCAATCCAAATGTAATTATAATCTAATTTGTTTTTTATCATTAATAATGAATTATAAAACAAATATTGTATTGCTTTATTTGATACCATATCGAAATATGAACCAAAACATTCTATACTATTTTTGTTATCATAACTTGTAAACGAATTCCGAAACATCATTACACCGTGTGGTTTACTATCTTTTAGAATTACTGTAATATATATTAAATTATTTTTTACCATTCTAAAAACATTTTCAATACACGATTGGAAATAACAATCAAATTCTTTTTTAATAATATTTAAATAATTAAATAAAATAGATAGATTATCTGAATTTATTAATATTAATTTTATATTATTTGCTATAAATTTCTCTTTTTTAGGCCAATAAGTTAAATCAAAAAAATATGTATTATAGATTGTTATTGGTGTAATTAGCGTGATTTTACCTTCTCTTTTAAACATAGCAACAATTTCTGGTTTTTGATTTCTACAATGATAATTATGTGTATATATCATATTTGCTGCCACATTTTTTTGTCTAAAATTTTTAGCAACACATAAAAAATCAGTGTATAATACTTCAAATCGTTTATCATATAAATGACATTGTAATGGTATTGTAATCATTGACGCTATTATTTTTTTATTTATAAATTTATTATTTTCTATATCAAAACTATATTTTAAAGATATTCGTGATTTATCATTACCACTAAATTGAGATATTAAAGATTGTTTTGTTGGATTATATTTTTCATTATAGTCTGGTAAATATTCGTCACTTATAAAGTGGTGAAAACTATCAAATGTTTTTTTTGGTAATTTATCTAATTCTAAAAATTCAATTGTTGAATCATAATATTTATAATCTATTTTAACTTCCTGTTCAATAACACCAGGAGGATATATCCAATAAAATAAATTATGTAAATGAAATACAGGTTGTCTAGACCAAAAAGGTATAGATACCTTAAAAAATATGTATAATATAACATATGTTAGTGTTAACAATAAAATAATGTATTTAATCATTAATACTTTATTTTATAAAATTATCGTGGTTTTTGCAAAATATATAAATACTGGTATTCATATTGTGCATGAACCATATCAACAGACCCTTTTAATTGAAAACCAATGTTTTTTGCTAAAGACAAAATATATTTTTGAGTTGGCATATAAAAGGTGTGAATATGCTTTCTAACATTTCCTGTACCGTCATCTACAAATTTTTCTTCAAATGTAGCAATATCTTTTTTACTATTTAATTTAAAGTTGGCTTTATATTGAAAATCTTTAAATTTTACTACACTATTTGTTATTCGCTTTTTAGCGTGTTTTTGCGGTGAAACCATATATAGCGGATCAGCAGCATTTAATATTGGGTCGAATCTTTCTCTATCTACTAAGTGTACTATCATATAACCACCAGGTTTTAACCAATCATAACAATTTCTAAAATAAGTCAACTTATCTTTAATATAATATGTTGTAAAACAAAATGAAGTTATATGACTAAATGTTGATAAATCAAATAATGATGTTGTTAATACATCACCATGAATAAATTTCATTTTAGGATATTTTGATTTAGAAAATTCTACCATTGCTTTTGATTTGTCTAAACCTATTGTTTTAATATTATCGTTGTTTAACATTCTTACATGATGGCCTGTTCCAGAACCAACGTCTAAAACTAACGAATTTTTATTTAGTTTGGTTATTTTTGTTATTTCTTTAATTTCATAAGCATTTTTTGCTGAATCAAACATTAAATCATCGTATATTTCGGCAGAAAAACTATCATATAAATTATCGTTTGTTTTTAATACAAATTTTTCTTTTTGTGAAAAACCTTCTGTAACAGGTGTTATTTTATTAACTAATATAGTTATTATAAGAACACCTATTAAAAGTGTTATTAATTTAAACCAAATTGTTGATTTTTTATATATTTTCATTAGTTTTTTAAAAATCTTCATATATGTATTATTTCTATTTTTTATTTATAAATTTTATATTAAATGGATAAATTTAAAATTGATGATAAAAGAACACAAAAAGATTTCAAAAACATGACATTTTCTAAATTTAAAAAAAGTGATGTTAAAAAAGAACTTATTAATACTATTAAAAATAATAAAATTGAAGAAGCCTGTTATTGGTGCGCTGAATTAATTTGTAGTGGTCATTTTGTTGATTTATGGGAAACAATTTTTTTACTTCTAGGAAAACATATACATTTAGGAAACCCAAAATTACCTATTTACATTGATTTAAGATATACAAAATTTAAAGAATTGGTACAAAATGGATACATTGACAATGAAATTAAAATGCGTAATAATAATGAAGTTAGAGAACTATTTTGCGAAGTTGTTTGTGTATTAGCATTGTCAAATAAAAAACAGGGTTTAGTTCAATCAAAAGTAAAAGACAATGATTTTAAGATAACAGAAATACAAAGCCGTTTAAAGGCTGATAACTTAAATTATTGTAATAACATTTTTATGAAAGAAGATCCAAAAGAATTATTTATTGCTTTAAATGAACTATCTTATCATCTAAGTAAAAAATCAGAAAGTTTTATGGATGCTATTTATTGGATAGAATGGATATTAGAATATGAAAAAAAATGTCAGAAAGAAAAAAAAATAAATATAATTTGCGAGAGACGTGGTAATATACCTGTTAGTAATAATAATCAAAAAGACATTGTTTGGATGATATGGGATTGTATATTATTTTCTTCTATGGAAAAAAGTAAAACCGTATTAAAAATAAATAAAGCAATATTGAATTTATATTGTAGTCGTTTTACTACAAGTAACAAAAGAAAAAGACGATTTTTAATTTATTTCGCTATATCATTAATTGTAGATTATTACAATATAAATATTAAGATGATAAATAATGATACATTAATAGAAAAAATAAAGAAAAATATAAATCAAATTTACAAACAAATAAAAAAACACGAAATAGGTTCAGGAACAAATTATTTATTTAACAATTCATTTAATGGTGGTAATCTAGAAAAAACTATATCAAAACTTAACAAATTAGATAGTTTAATGGGCATGGTTCCAAGAAATAATAATTAGTAAAATTATAATTTAAAAAGAATTTTTACTATTATTTTATAATGTCTGAAGCAGAAAATGTTAAAATGACTGAAGCCCCTGTTGAGAGTAGTAACTCTCAAGAACAACCACAACAACAGCAAGTAAAACTTGTTGATGTACCTGTAAACAATGAAAATACCGCACTTAATGTAATGGTTCAATTTTTGAATCTCGCACAACGTCGTGGTGCCTACAGTATTGATGAAGCCGCTAAGATTTATGAATGCTTTAAAGTATTCACTAAAAATGATGCTGCTGCTTCCTCATCTGTTAATACTGCAGGTTCTATGTAAATATATTCCAAACCTTACTGTATTCTTTTAAATAATTTATATTTTCCGAATATAAACTATGTATTTCTGATAAAACAGTTGTTGTATTGATATAAACATTTGCTCTATTATATCTGAATTCTAAAGGTATAATAATATCTGCTAATTTTTTATCAATTGTAATTTCATTATTTGTGCCTACTTTAATTCCATAATTTCCAGAAATATCAATATGTAAATCAGGTATTAATTTCATGGTTGGTCTTGGTTTCCTTCTAGTTACGTTAATAATAGGTCTTAAAGAATGTTCATTAAAAAACCATTGTACTATTTTATATTTTAATCGAATAGGTTTTTCTATAAATTGTCTTTTTTTATCTTGTAAAAAATGATAATACTCTTTATTTAAATACAATGCTTTTGGACCAACAAATTGATATACTATAAAAAACAGTTCATTTGGAATGAATATCATATAAAGTAATAATATATTTTTATGGATATAATTATAATTATTCTGTATTTGCTCTAGGCCTTTTAACAACATTTATTGTTTTATTCCAAAAAGCATTTTTCAATTCTATTTCTTTTTCTTTTCGCAACTCTTCTAATTTATTTTCTTTTTCTTTTTCATCATTTACACAACGTTTCATTATTTTTAATAGAAAACGACACAACAAATTGTTTAATATCTGAAATATTTTTATTATTCCACCTGTTACACCTGCTATTTGAAATAAATTAGTAATATGAGTAATTCTATATAACCAATAATCTGATAACGCACTTACTAATAATGAATTAGTAATAATTAAAATATATATTAATACGTTTTCGAATTTTTTCTTTATTTTATTAGATATTTGATAATTTGGTAATTTTGTTTCATCAATAAATAAATCTTCATAATAAAAAGGTTTTGAAACTGTTCTGTATACTAACCATGGATAATTCCAAAATAGTATGCTAAAACTAATAAAAACAATAATAGGAACATACACGAAATCTCTAACTTCTTCTATTAATATTAAAAACATTATTAATATTAGTGGTAAAAATAATCTCTTTTTTTCTATTTTATACATTAATTTATTTCGATGTATATATTTAAATAAATTCAATAATTTAATAAGTATAATATTATTAAATTATATATGGAATTAATTGTTTCTATTTTTAGAATGTATCCTCTTTTAATATTATTTTATGCGTTGTTGATTAAAAATATAAATTTAATTACTGTATTGTTAATATCAATTGCCTTAAATTTTTTATTAAAATATTTGATAATAAAACCAATTTTTAAAGATAAAGTATATCCAATAATAGGTTGTTGTAATAGACCTAGTAATGCAAAAAATTGTGGTTATTTAAAAGATCCACCAGGTTATAAAACAAATACCTATGGAATGCCATCTGGTCACGCACAAATAGCATTAGCATTCAGTGTTTATTTGTTACTAAGTGAACATTATAGTAAAAATTTAACATATGGTAAAGCATTGTTTTATATACTATCAGCAATTAGTGTTTCATATAGTAGATTATATTTAAATTGTCATACTATACAACAAGTATTAATAGGAGGTATGTTTGGTGCTATATTAGGAATATTTGGATTTTATTATACACGATAATAAAAATATATACCATAACCTTTCATAAAATTAAAAGGTGTGTCCCAAACATTTGTATTTTGCCACGTTTTATTTTTATTATTTATATATTTTTTCCATTTAAATTTTTTAATTCTTTTAAAACTTTCACCGTCAAATCTAAATTCTTTTTTATTTAAAGTAATATAAGCAGAGAAATGCTCTTTAGAAACATCGCGTAATACAACACCATCTAATTTATACTTAAAGTTACCAAATGTATATTCTGTTTTTAATTTGTTATTTTCATTTTCAAAACGTTCTACAATAATTATATGAGGTATATGAGGTTCATTTTTTATAATGTCATATACTTTTTTCTTATTATTAATTTTATTTACATTTATTTGTGTTAGTTGTATTGGATTTTTGCCCAAATATATCATTAAATATTCATATATAGATAATGGATTTCCAGCATCATTTACATTTTTCGGTATTAAATGATTTAAATAGTATATTTTTTTTAAATCAAATGGAAGTTTATTGAAATGTTGTATTAATACCTTATATAAATTGATTATTGATTTATTTGTATTCATAATACCACCATAATGTCCTTCTAAACTACTATGTATCATAGTATTAAGTTCAAAAAATGGCCATAAGACATCTTTATCTAAACTTGTTCCATCGATTCTTTTTCCAGTTATCATTGTTTTACGAAAATGTCTGGTAAATTTTCTACCTTTATCGCTAATAAAAAATATCATAAAAAAAGTATTAAACCAACAATTACTTTGATATTGTTTAGGAGCCAAAATTTTATTTTCGTTAATATTTTTTACAGATAAATTTTTTAAATAAAAATTTTTCACATTTTCACTATCCCAAGGAAAACACTTTTTTTTATCATGAATATAAATTTCTCTAGATTTTTTACAATTTGTTGTTAATTTTTGTAAATTTACATTGCTTTTTAACCGCGTCATTTTCTTATTTATTGTAGGACTATAACTTTTTAATGTTCTTATTTTAGATTTTATTTTTTTACGTTTCCTAGTTTTCTTTTTTACCATATATAATAATTAAATATTTAATAATTTAATATTTATATTTTGTATATGCAATCTGTAGTTGATAATACAACCAATTCAATAAATAGTATATCTTCAGGGGTCGGTAATTCATTAAATAAAGTTAGTTCTATAGGTTCTTCTGGATTAAATACAATTAAATCATCTTTACCCAATGTTTCAATACCACAGAACAGTGCTTCTTTATTTAGAAAAGCACCTTCAGAGTCTTCTTTTACTAGTTTAAGTGTATTTAAAATTATTACCGCCATTGCTATTTTAGCTATTTTAGGATTTAATATATTTAATTATTTAGCAAAAGGCACTGATATTTTTGGAAATATTATAAAAAAAACAACTGATATTTTGAGTTCAGGAACAAAAAGTATTCTTGAAAGATCTAAGTCTGGTACAGACTCAATAAATAGTGGAATTCGTTCTGGTATTAAACAAAGTGGAAAGGTTGTAAAAAACGTAACTAATAATGCTGCTGATGGTGCTAAAATGGGTATTGATATAACAGCAGGAACATTAAATCGTGGTGTAAATGTTGTTGGTGACGCAATAGACCAAAGCGAATCAAAATTATCTAATTCAATAAATATTTCTCATAGTGAAAAAGCACCAAAAAGACCATCACCAGATGATGGTATAGGAAGTTCTATACAAAAAAAGAACTCTAAGGGTGGTTGGTGCTATGTTGGAACAGATAGAAGTTATCGTTCTTGTATTAAAGTAAAAGAAAGCGATGTATGTATGTCAGGTGATATTTTTCCAACAAAAGAAATTTGTATAAATCCTAATCTAAGACAATAATTTAAAATTAATTGTAACTTTAAATTATTTATACTGCTTGCGCAGCATTATTTGTATACCATCTCATAGAAAAGTATGGTGGGAAATTGCGTAGGTCACCATCCATTTTCAAACTAGGACCGTCTTTTACTATATCTATTATTTCCATACTAGTTAATGCTTTATTAAAATATCTTAATGACGATAACATACCACTATAACCACCCTGAGAATTAACAAATACATCACCATAATTTTGTTTAGGTACTTGATCAAATACCTTTCTGGCTGCAACAGTTCCATTCATATAAACATCTAATGCTAAACCTTCCATTCTAATAATTACATTAAACCATTTATTTAAAGGAATGTCTTTTATTGACAATTCTTCATGAATTGTTTTAAATGTATTCATCAAAATAAGTAATTCTGGTTTTCTTCCATTTTGATCTTTTATAAATAAACCTGGAGCACAATTTGGTTTAGGTTTTCTATCACTGTTTAAATTTTCACTGCCTTTATAGAATACATGTTTTAATTTACCTTTATTGTATTCTAAATCATCAATATATAACCATGTTGAGTAAGTAAATTCTAATCCATCGTATTCATTTTTACTTCTTAATACTGTAATCGAACCTTTTTTAGCAGGGTCTTGTGTAATACGTCTAAATGCCTTAGCATTTTTCATACCTGAGACCAAATATGGAGTGCCAGACGGTTGTAAGAACCAAGCAATTAAAGCACTACCCATTCTTAATAAGTAAACAAATAAAATAACAATTAATAATAAAAAAGCAACTTTTGCAACCATACTGTTAGAAGAAACAAAAGCAGCAGTTCCTCCTACAATAGATTGTTGACCAAAGCCACGTATTGGATTCATCATACTCTGCGCAGATATACCGGGATTAATATTCATTCTATATATATATAATAAATATAATTAGAATGCTAAATAAATTATAAAGTGATAGATTTAACTTCTTTATTATTTTTTAAGAAAGCAAATTTTAATTTGTACTGACTTAATAAATTAGCCAACCAACTAGAACCGTGTCCTTCTTTGTATATTTCATATGCTTCTCTAGGATTAACTGTTCTAGAGTAAAAACGTAATTTTGCGATAAAACCGCTAAATCCTGTACCATCAACAGTTTTGGAACTTTTATCAGCAACAATTAAATTTTGACTTGGTTTTGGTGTTTGAACGCCAGGTAAAATACACGTTTTCACTAATTTACCATCCAAATAAACATCAATTGCTTTATTGTTTAAAGTAACAATGATATTTGTCCATTTTTGAAGTGGTATATTTTTAATACTACATTCATGAGTTTTTCCATTTACTTTATTTCCAGCACTGTATGCCATTTTAATCTTTAAATCATTATTAGTCGTATCTAATACTGCTTCGATCAAGTTATTATCACCTTGTTTAAAACGTCTAAAAACAACTTTATCAGAACCATAACCATAATTCCATGTGTTAATATACAACCAAAATGAATAAGAATAATTTGCTGAATTTGCTCCAATTAAATCTTCAGCACTAATTACTTTTCTTACAGATGCGTCATGCATCACCAATAAATCTGTTTTGGTACTATCTGAAAAGATGAAAGTTATTACTAAATATAGTACAATAACAATAGCTACACCCATCAAAATCTTTTTGAAATCCATAATATAATATAGACATAGAAATTATCTAAATGACAGGTGGACTTTTATCTTTTAATGTATCATAAATTAATTCTATTTTTGTTAAAGAAATTGGATCTTGATAATATGTTACATTACAAATACCTCCACTTATTCCATTTGTTTCACCCGATGTTATTGATGGTAAACCTTTTACGTAACTAGGAGCAAAATTAATTTTTGAAGCAACTAATTTTTTATTAATAAAAACATCTAAAGTTCCATTCTCATAGTTCAAAATAATGTTATTCCATCTTTGTAATTGTAGTTTGTCTGTTTTATAAATTATCTTATTACTTACACCACCATAATTTTCTTGTTGTTTTGTAATAATTAACGAATTGTCTTTCATTCTATACATTATATTTGGATTTCCAGCATGATTTAAAATTGAAGTATACTTATTTACAGCACTATTATAATTAGGTGGTTGTGGATGTATAAATGTCCAAAAAGAAATAGCATAACTATAAGGTAATTGTAAATTATTTATTTTATTTAATTTATCAGCATTTGCCAATGTTTTTTTTGTTTTTAAATAAACTGGTAATTTTTGTAGTATTACTGCTTTATTATTTGTATTTTTTTTTATCATCTTTATTGCTGCTTTTATTTCTTTTTTTTTTTGATTTATATTGTCTACTTTAATATCATTTGCTAATATTTTTGGAACATTTTCTTGTACTATTGTTATTGCTTGTGTTAAAGTAATAATTCTAACTCCTAATTTTGCTTTTGGATTTTTACTATTCTTTACTGGATCATCACTATAATTTAAATCTAACAAGTATTCTTTTAATTTTGCTTCAGATTTTTGATCTTTTTTATATATGCTATTATTCATAACAAAATCCCAATTTATATTTAATTGTGATTTCAACTGATTTGTATCAACTAAATATTCATATTTCTGCCTTTCTAATTCATTTTTTTGTGCTTGTAAATTGTTTTTTTCATTGTTGTCACTATTATTGTGCTTATAAATAATTCTTGTAATAATTGGAATTACAAGATAACCAATTGCTATTATTGTTAATCCTAAAAGTATGAAAAAGAAGTGTGTAGGTGTTTTCTTAAAATCTTCTTTTAGAAAATCACCTAAATCTAATATCAAACAAGGTATGGCAAATATTAAATGATAGAAAAATGCTCCAATACCATCTCTATCTAATAAAATACGAACAAATACACTATTCTTAGTTGCTAAATAAAACAACATTAACATTCCTAAACCTATAAGTATATTTACAGAGTTACTGAAACTTTTAACTAATAAGTCACTTGTAAAAGACAAATACATAAGAGCAATAAAAACTCCTATGAAAATGGCTAAACGAATTCCGTTATCAACAATAATAGAAAATAAAGCGCTTACAAGCCATTTCAATTTTGAAAATAAATTAACTTTCTCCCATTCTTCTCCTGCTTTTTTTCTTTTTGGATATTCACCAGATGATATACCCGTACCTTTATTGTAACCATATTCTTCTGTATCAAATAGTAAATATGAACATATAAATAAAAGTAAAAGACTAAAAACTAAACCATAAAACAAATATAAATTTTCAAATAAATTAAATCTTATTAAATATCCTATACCAAATATTATTATACCACATATCGTTAAATATAACATTTTAAATGGTCCTTCTGTTGCTGCTTGTTTTGTATCGAAAAATAAATTACTTAAATATTTAAAAAATCCTGATATGTAATCAAAAAATAGAGTTCTTACACTATATAATTTTAATAATAGATATACTGCTATCATCACGGTAATTATCCCGTATAATACTGTTAAAATATTTACATAATCCATTATCTCTGTTATATTAAAATTATATTATTTTATTCATTTATTTTATTCATCATAGTTTTCTTTTTATGACAAGTTACACAACTAGCCACTAAATTACTTACGTGGTTCGTTCCACCATATTGTAAATCTATTTTATGATCTACTTCAAAAGTTGCGTCTAACATATCACCACAATATCCACATTTCCATTTTTGTTCTGATGCCACATATTTCTTTTTTGTTTCACTTACTGAACGTGAATGTGTATTTTTTCCTGAATTAACCATTCTTTTCATTTGAGGTGTGTTGATTTGATTGTAACTAGGAGAAGGCATATGCGATGTTAATTTGCTATGTAAGTTTGTGAGATCAAATAAAGGTCCTAACATATCACTAGTATTTTTTTCAATCGGCATATATTTTACCAAATCACTTGCATGCATAAACATGTTTTTAGATTCACCTGGATGTCTTTTCATAAAAATATATAATGATAATCCTACAAATCCATACATTGCCATTTGTGTATATTTTTTATTTATACGTAACATACTTGTATATTTTCCATCATAATATGTGTTTACCATTAAAAAAGCAGTAATACCAAATATAATTAAAAATAATTTCATATATATTTGGTTAAGTTTTTTTTTTCCGTCTACTATATTTTCGTCTCTTTTTTCGTGTTTTTCTTAATCTTTTAGAACGGGTTTTACGTCCGGCTTTTTGTTTTAGTTTTTGTTTCTTTTTTTTTAATTCAATATTTTTACAGTGATTTACATATTCTTTTAATTCTGGTATACTCATTGTAAAAAAAGGTTTTTTCGGTTGATAACTCATTTTTTATATATATAGAAAATGCCTAATAAAATACTAACTAATAAACCAAAATGTATATATCTAAATTTTCTTTTACTATTTTCTTGGTTAACAATTTTTTGTGGTTTGTAATTTTCATAGTATTTTTCTAAATGTTCATAAAAATTATCTATTGGTTCTTTCATTTGCCTTTTTATATGTGTTTTAATAAAATGAACCCATTTCATAAATGACATTCGCGAAGATAAATATGGTGTAACAGGATATTTGTCTAATATTTTTAACATGTTTTCCCCCATTGGTTTGTCTGGAAAAAATACTGGTATATTTTGTATAAAGTCGTAGTATTTTTTTTTAGCCACGCTATTTGGATTTGCTGGATATTGAATAGCCATTGTTTCTAAAACAAAAAATAAATGTGATAACCATATTTTTGGATTTAAACCCATTATATACGAAATGATATAAAAACATTTTTATTTAAACATATATACTATGTTAAAATCAAATTATAATAAGCACTGCATAAATTGTGGAAAAAATGGTCATAATTATCATAATTGTAATAAACCAATTATAAGCATAGGTATTATTGCTATAAAAAAAATGGAAAACAAAACAAATGATTTTAAATATCTATTGATATGTCGTAAGCATTCATTAGGTTATGTTGATTTTTTAAGAGGTAAATATCCATTATACAATAGTAAATATATATTAAATCTTATAAATGAAATGACTATTATGGAAAAAAATGATTTATTAACTAATTCGTTTGATGATTTATGGAAAAATTTATGGGGTGGTTTTCCGGGTAGTCCACAATATAAAAATGAAGAAAGAAATTCACGTGAAAAATTCACACAAATAAAAAATGGTATTTATATTAATTCTAAAATGACAAATTTAGAAAAACTTATAGAGAGATCCACCACAAATTGGCTATGTCCAGAATGGGGTTTTCCAAAAGGAAGAAGAAATATAAATGAAAGAGATATTAACTGTGCTATGAGAGAATTTTATGAGGAAACAGGATATAACAAAAATCAAATATCAATTATAAAAAATATTAGTCCGATAGAAGAGATATTTTTTGGTTCTAATTACAAATCCTATAAGCATAAGTATTATTTAGCATTATTTAACGATGACATTAATGACAAATCAAATAAAATACAAGAAAGTGAAGTAAGCCAATTAAAATGGTTATCGTTAAATGAATGTTTAGAAAATATAAGATATTATAATTTTGAGAAAAAAGAAATAATAACTAAAATCGATAAATTATTAAATAAATATAGATTAATATCATAATATATTAAGTATGAGTAAAAGTAATTCAAAAACAAAGATTAAAAAATTAGATAAAAAAATAAAAATTTCACAGAAGTGCAATTCAAATTTATATAAAAATGGTAAATATATCGACCAATTAATAAATATTGCTGATTCTATAGATTTTGATGAAGAAGGTAAATTAGTTATGGATTGTTTAAAAGAATTAAAAGAATTAGAAAATAACAATAAACAAGCGTTGCTAGAAAATGATAACAATACTCTGTATCCACACTTAAATGATAAATATTTTAATAAGAAAATTTTTAAGAAACGAGAATTCAATGAAACAAAAATGGAAAAACAACCCAATGTTAAAGATATTGAAGCGATTACAAATAGTTTATGTCAAGATCAAGAATTTGAATTAGCACCACATCAAATGTTTGTAAGAAATTTTTTATCATTTCAAACACCTTATAATGGTTTATTATTATTTCACGGTGTAGGTACTGGTAAAACATGTAGTGCTATTTCAGTTAGTGAAGAAATGAGAGAGTATAATAAACAAATGAACATAACTAAAGAAATTTTAATTGTTGCGTCACCAAATGTTCAAACTAATTTTAAATTACAATTATTTAATGAAAAAAAATTAAGAGAAGTTAATGGATTATGGAATATTAAATCATGTACAGGTAATAAATTTTTAAAAGAAATTAATCCTATGAATATGAAAGGTTTACCCAAAACAGATGTCATTAAACAAATCAACAGAATTATAAAACAAAACTACAAATTTTTAGGATATACTGAATTCTCAAATTATATTAGTAAAATAATTGATAAATATTCAACAAAAGGAAAGAAAAATGAAAAAAAAGCATTGAGAAATGAATTTTCTAACCGATTAATTATTATTGATGAAGTTCATAATCTTAGAATTACAGATAAAGTAAAAGATGTGAAAAAATCCACAGAAAATCTAAAAAAAGTAGTTGTTTATGCTAATAATCTTAAATTACTATTGTTGTCTGCTACACCAATGTATGACAATGCTAGAGAAATTGTTTGGATATTAAATATATTAAATTTAAATGATAACCGATTTCCTATTGAAGAAAATGAGATTTTTGATAGTAATAATAATATATTAACAGAAGATGGAAAAGGTAAAGAATTATTAGTTCAAAAATCAACGGGATATATTTCTTATATTCGTGGTGAAAATGTGTTTACATTTCCATATAGAATTTATCCAAATGATATGGGTGAAAAAGGATCGTTAGAGTATATGATGAAAAATAAATGGGAATATCCTAGCAAACAAGCAAATGATATTACAATAAGCGGTGTTGAAGGTATAAATTATTTAGATTTAATGACTATTCCTATTTGTGATTATCAAAGTAAAGTATATAATTTTAACATACAATATTTAAAAGATAAAAAAAAGGGATTTATTAAAGATGAGGATAAAAACAGTGGCATACCTTATGTTTTATTAGATGGATTAGTTCAAATTTTAAATTTTTCTTATCCACATAAAAAATTTAACGAAGATAATCCTGGCAAAAAATATGATATAGTTAAAAGATTGTATGGTATAGATGGTTTAAAACGAAATATGTTTTATACAAAAGAAACAATGTTTCGTTCATTTGCTTATAAAAGTGATACAATAAAAAATTATGGTAGATTATTTGATTATGATAATCTAGGAAAATATAGTAATAAAATAGAATTTATTATGAAAAAAATTATAAATAAAAAAGGTGAATTACAATCAAAAGGTAAAATATTAATTTATAGTCGTTATATTCATGGTTGTATAATACCTCTGGCTTTAGCATTAGAAGAAGTAGGATTTACTAGATATGGTGGTAACAGTTTATTTAAAGAAAAACCTAAAACAAAATATACAAAACACAATCATAAATTACGATATATTATGATAACAGGAGATAGTGTATTAAGTCCAAATAAACTAGAAGAAATTAACGCATTTAATAGTCCAGATAATAAAGATGGCGAAGAAATAAAGGTTATAATAGTAAGTAAAGCAGCATCAGAAGGTTTAGATTTCCAATGTATTCGTCAGGTTCATATAGTGGACCCATGGTATAATATCTATAGAATAGAACAAATTATAGGTAGAGCCGTTCGTAATCAAAGTCATTGTTTGTTACCTTTTATTGAAAGAAATGTTGAAATATATTTACATGCTACATTATTAAAAGATACAAATATTGAATCCATAGATTTTTATTTATATCGTCTTGCAGAAAAAAAAGTAAAAAGTATTGCTGCTGTAAGTAAAATATTAAAAGAAAACGCAATTGATTGTTTTTTAAATTCTGTACAGAGTGATATGAGTAAAGATAAATTAAAAAAAAAAGTAGACCAAATATTATCTTCAAAAGAATATAATAAAATTAAATTTGTATTGGGTCATAAAGATAATACTCCAGTATGTGATTTTAATAAATGTGAAATTAAATGTGAAAACAATAAAAAAATTAACTCTGTAAATGAAGAAACATATAATAATTATTATATGGTATTGAATGTTGATAAAATAATACAACGTATTCGTCTACTTTTTAAAGATGAATATATTTATAGTAAAAAAGAACTTATAAAAAGAGTACAACATATAAAAAATTATCCTAGAGAACAAATACTATTTGCTTTAGATCAATTAATAAAAGATAAAAATGAATATTTAGTTGATATGTTTAATAGAATAGGTACATTAAAAAATATTGACGATTACTATTTTTTCCAACCTCTAGAATTAAATGATGAAAATACTCAAATGTATGACAACAAACATTTAATTGATAATAAGTGGAAACAATTAGACTTTATTTTACCTGAAAAAATAAAAGAAGAGAAAATAAGCAGTAATAAAAAAATACATAATATATTAATTATGCTACGAAATAATTTAAATGATATGAAAAATAGAAAATGGTTATCAAAAGAAGAAAAGAAAAATTTCAGTAAAATAGCAGCCTGGACAATTTATCTATTAAAGGAATTTAATGACATAGATGTTGATAAATTTTATAGATATGCTATGTATACAATTTTCGAACAGTTATCAGGTGAAGATAAATTATTATTATTAAAACATTTATGGAGTGATGATTATATAGAAGAAAATGAAGAAGAACGATATGCTAAGTTTTATTTCAAGAAATTTATAAAAAATAATATTATTGGAATTGTTATGAAAGGTAAAATAAAGTATTATATTTTAGAAAATAACAATTGGAATAAATTACCTAGTAATAAAGATAATTTAACAAAAGATATGTACAAAAATGATAAAAATAAAAATAAAAATATAGGAATATTAGAAATAGGTAAAAATAAAGGTATCGATTATAGAATAAAAAATACAGAAAAAGAAAATGAAAGAGCAGGAGCAATATGTGGAACGGGTGATTATCAAAAAGCAGATATGGTAGTAAATAATAATAAATTGTTTCGAATATTTGATCAAGAAACTAATTCAAGGTATATGGGAATGGATAAATACTATATGGAAAAATCAAGTATTAAAAAAATATATGGAAATAAATACGATGATAAATTATCAATAAAACATGAAAATAAAACAAAATCAGTAAAACTATCATTAAAACATTTATGTGTTGAACATCAATTATTATTGACACATTTTCAAGAAGAAAACTTTTTAGATAAAAGATGGATATATTTTTACGTTGAATTAATTGCCAATAAATAAATTGAAAAAATATTAAGAATTTATATTAAGTATATATAATGGCAACTCTTTTGAAACCGTCTACTGAAAAAAAACCTAATAAACATTATGGGATATTTTCTAAAAATGTTATTACAAGAAAAATAACAATACCATTTAATAGCATTGGTGGAAATATTAAAGAAATTATTGTAAATAAACTTAGAAGAAATTTAGAAGGTAAATGTGTTAATGAAGGTTATGTTAAAAAAGATTCAATAAGTATTTTGTCTTATTCATCTGGAATTATTGAAAATAATAGTGTAATATTTGATGTAGTATTACAAGCAACAATATGTAAACCTGTTGAAGGAGTTACAATTAAATGCAATGTTAAAAATGTAACAAAAGCAGGAATCCGTGCTGTTTATGGTGAAGAAAATGAAAGTCCTATTGTTGTATTTGTTGCAAGAGATCATAATTATAAAAAGCCAGACTTTAATAATATAAAAATTAATGATGAAATTATTATTCGTGTAATAGGTTCAAGATATGAATTAAATGATAAATATATATCTATTATTGCTGAATTAGTTACAACTTTTAATAAAAAGAAAGGAAAAAAAATAAAAGTTAGAATTGTTAAACCTACACAACAAAAAAAAGAATAAATAAATTAATTAATATTTTTTAATTTATTTACATGGTATTATTTACAGGACAATAATTAAATTTACTAGGTGCGTATGCTCCTTGTGCTGTTAACAAACCTGTTGTTCCACCAACAATTATACAAGTAATAATCCAACCTATTGCTGTCTTTGCGAAAATTTTACAGTTAATTCCACCACAACTTTTAGGATCTTCAAGTGCTCCAACCCCAACAGTTGCTCCAACTTGACAATGCGTTGTAGATAATGGTATTTTTAATCTACTACCAGTAATAATAACTAATGCCGATGCTAGTTCTATTGCAACCCCTCTAGATGGTGTAACTTTAATTAATTTTGTTCCAATAGCATTTGTAATCCTATAACCATAAAGAAATAATCCTACCGCTATTCCTACACCACCTAATCCCAATATCCAATAAGCATCACCTTCCATATCATTTTTCTTACTTATATCAGTTGAATTATATATAGCCCACATAGCAGCGAATGGACCTATTGCGTTTGCTACATCATTCGCCCCGTGACTAAAAGAATCACAAATAGCTGTAAATATTTGTAGATATCTAAAAGTTGATTCTGTTTTTTTATCAAACTTTTCAGCATTTTCATGAAGACTAATAACACGTTCTAACTCTTTATCATTTTTTATATTTAATTTTTTACTATTTTCAGTAAATTCAGTTGTTACATTTTGCAATTCAATTTCATTATTATTTTCTTTATTATTTATTATATTTTTTATTCGCGGTACAAAAGGAATTGTTAATAAGGCACAAAGTAATCCACAACCAAAGGAAACACCTACGGCTAATTCAACAGGAGTTTTATGTAAACCTAAACCTTTTGCGCCTTTGTAAATTATAAAAAAAGCATTTATTGTAATTGTAACACCTATTAAAATTGGATACGTCCAATTTATTCTTTTACTTTCAAATTCGTGTCTTAATACAAATTGTCTTAATAAATAAAAAAGAGTAGAAGCAATTATACCAGAAAATAAAGGTGATAAAAACCATGATAAAACAATACCACCTACTCCACCAATATATGGAAATGTTGTTAATGGTTTATACCAAATAACACATTCACTTCCACCTAACGCCAATGCCATTCCTACCATTCCACCAACACACGAATGTGTCGTAGAAACAGGCATTTCTAGATAACTAGCTAAAAATAACCATAAACCAACTGATAATACAACCCACATACAACCATACATTAATAAATCTGGTTGTTCTTCAAAACATTTATAATCTGCAATACCTTTTCTAATTGTATTTGTTACATGCGAACCCATTAATACAGATCCTGCTGTTTCAAATATACTAGCCAAAACTACCGCTTGTTTCATAGTTAAAGCCTTGGAACCTACCGATGTAGCATAAGCATTAGCCACATCATTTGCACCTATTCCCATAGCAGCAAAAAAAGAAAATAAACCTCCTATTATGATAATCCATGTATACATAAAGATAAGTATATATGAAAATTATTTTTTAAATTCGTTTGTAAAATATTTAAGAAAATATAATATAGTTTAATTAAAATGAATAAAGATTTTGTCGTGGAAACAGGACAAAAATTTATATCGAATGTATTAGGTGGGGCTGGAGCTATTTGGGGTTCTTCAGAAATTGTTTGTTTAAGGAATAGTACAAATAGAAGACTATGGAGAGGTATATCAGGGTCAATTGGAATGGTTTTTTTTGGTATATATCTACAAGAAAGATATGAAAAATATAATAAGATAAAAAATATATATAAACCATAATAACTTAAGCAATATTTATATATTTAATTATAATGCAAAAGTTAACTGAATTAAAAAAAAAAATAGAAAGTATGGATAAAGAACATCACGTTAAAATTTTAGAAATTATACAAGATAACAAAATTACATATAGTGAAAACAAAAATGGTATTTTTATTAATTTAAATAATATGAAACCAGATGTTATTGAAAAAATTAAAGATTATATTAATTATACAAATTGCCAGGAAACAAATTTACAAAATATGGAAACCAAAAAAAAAGAATTAGAAAAACAATTCTTTAAAGATAATAAAGAAAAAACTGCAAGTATAAGTAATGTTTAACGCACTGTTAAAAGAATTTGAATTAAATAATAGTAATATTTCAAAATTAATTATGAATACTAATTTTGAAAAAAAAATAAATTCGTCATTATTTGATAATGTAAAAGAAAATACCCAACAAGAAGAAAAAAACAAAGATTATTTTTTTTCTGTTCCTTACAAAAACAAATTATTATGGTTTTTATACATTAATGAACATGGTATGTCTTCATACGAACAAGTTACTAGTAATTATTATAGTGTAGAACAAGAACAAAAATTTAGATATGTTGATATGATACGAAATAATAAAGACATTATAAAAAAAAATAGAAAAAAATGGAAAATAAAAGATATTGAAAATGATATCACTTTTAGTAATTGTTTTTCTTTAACTACTATGGAATGTTTGTCTTTTATTTTAAAAATTAATTTATATTATATCGATAACATTAAAATTTATACATCTACAGATCCTACATTTAAAAAAAATATGATAATACACAAAATAAATAATGAATATAAATTAGAACTCATTTATGAAGATGATAATTTACATAAAAAAATATTAGATTACCGCAACACATTATGGAAAATAGAAAATATTGATAAACCACTAAAAAATATCGCTAGTTATAAACTTCAAAATCTAATAGATATTGCTAATAAATTAAACATTAATGTTATGAAAACACCTACAAAGAAAAAAACAAAAAAAGTATTGTATCAAGAAATTTGTGATTTAATTTAAATTGATATAAGAATATAAAATAATATGATTAATAAATATATGTCGTCAAAACAAATTACTCCAAAAAAACAATTTGAAAAATATATAGAAACATATTTAAATCAACAAAAAGATAAAGCATACATTCCTGATGAATTAGAAATAAGATTTGGAACCAATTATAAAAATAAAATTACTAAAATACAATTTAATAATGTTATGAAAAAACTAAATTCATTAGGATGGGAAGTTAAAACACAAGAGGGTGATTATCATTTAAATATTCAATCCTTTTATTTAAGTGAAGATTTAGGTAAGTATGTTCAATCTAATATTCGTGTTGAAGTTTGGAATTTACCCAATATACAGCATTATTGCGAAACAAATGATTTGAAAAGTTTATTAAACAAGTTTGGAGCACTTAATTTTATAATTAAAACCAGAAAAAAACACAATGAAAATATATTGAAACCTATTGATTTCAAAAATTTTGAGTTTCGTGTAAATTATAAAGTAGAAAAAAAATTAAAACCATCATTTGAATTAGTTGAAAATTTAGTAGAAGATTGGAAAAATAACAAAAAAATATTTAGATTATTGAAAAGGTTTACATTTACTCATAGAAAGTACCCTTTTAAATTTGATTTAAGTATTGTTCGTTCATCTACATATGGCAGAGTTGATGGTAAATTTGGAATGATTCCAGAATATAGTATAGATAAATCAAATGTATTTGGTAATGCTGAAACTTATGAACTTGAATTAGAATTTAAACCAAAACATAATAATATTATTACACAACATACCGAAATAGAGAAACAAATAGAAATTTCTAGTAAATTAATTTTTGAAGGTGTGAAAATGGCATTATCTGGTTTACAAGAAACAAATTATCCAATTTCTGTAGAAGAAAAACAATATGTTTTAACAGAATATCTAAAAACAATTAGAGGAGAAAAAGAATTAAAAAATGCTCGTGATAGATTTAATAAACTAATCATTAATACAAGCGATTTTGTAGGACCTAGTTCGGTTTCATTAACAATGAATAATATTGTAAAAGAAAAAGAACAGAGTATGAATAATTCAATACATAACAATTATCTTGTAACCGAAAAAGCAGATGGTATTAGAAAATTATTGTTTATTGCAAAAAACAAAAAAGTGTATTTAATCGATATGAATATGAATGTTCAATTTACTGGTGGTGTATGTACAAATCAAAAATTATCTGGAACTATACTTGACGGTGAACATATACTTCATGATAAAGAAAAAAACTATATTAATTTATTTGCTGCTTTTGATATATATTTTAAAGGTAATAAAGATCTCAGAGAGTATCCATTTGTAAAAACAGACACTTTAGTTTACGTAAATAAAAAAATGGATAGAACCGTATTTAGATACAATGAATTGGATGCTTTGGCAAAAGAATTCAAAATGGAATCCATAACAAAAAACAGTAGTAATGTAATAGAGATAGCTATAAAAGAATTTTATGGTAATGTAAATATATTTGATGGATGTAAAACCTTATTACAAGAAATGAAAGATGATTTAATTGAGTATGAAACAGACGGGTTAATATTTCATCCAATTAATAAGAGTGTTGGAATAGAAACATTAGGATTACCCGGTGGAAAAACAATACCACCAAAAAAAACTACATGGATGTCATCTTATAAATGGAAACCACCTGAATTTAATACAATAGATTTCTTAATTACTACAAAAAAAGATGAAAACGGTAGAGACTTAATTAAAAATAAATTTAATGAAGGCACAAATTTAAGTGAAGGATTTGATCACTATAGATATAAAACATTAGTTTGTCGTGTTGGTTTTGACGAAAGGTATCATGGTTATATAAATCCATTTGAAGATATAATTCAAGATAATATTCCAGAATATAGTTATGACAATAGAAATAATTATAAACCTGTTCCATTTCATCCAACTAATCCTGAACCAAATTATCCAGTTTACTTAACCAATATTAAAATAGAAAGAAATAATAACATAGACTATTTATTAACGGAAAATAAAGAAGAAAGTTTTGAAGATGAAATGATTGTAGAATTTAGATTTGATAAAAATGCTGAAAAAGGTTGGCAGTGGATACCTATAAGAGTTCGTCATGATAAAACTGCTCAATATAGAGCAGGTAAAAAAAACTATGGTAATAATTATACAACTGCTCAAGGTGTATGGGAATCAATACATAATCCAATAACAGAAGAAATGTTAATAACAGGAGAAAATATTCCCGATGAAATAATAGATGATAATGTTTATTATAATAAATCAGGAAAAAGGGATGTTACATATCTAGAACCTCTAAGAGATTTTCATAATAAATATGTTAAAAAAAAACTTATACAAAATGTATCAAAAAAAGGCAATACATTAATTGATATGAGTGTTGGAAAAGGTGGTGATTTATCAAAATGGATAAAATCAAGATTAAGTTTTGTTTTTGGGATAGATTTTTCACAAGATAATATTGAAAATAGAATTAATGGTGCTTGTGCTCGTTATTTAAATGACAAAAAAAAGACTAGAATAATGCCAGACGCAATATTTCTAACAGGTGATTCTTCAAAAAATATTAGAAGTGGAGAAGCAGCAAAAGGTGGAGAAAGAAGTGAGAAAATAATGAAGGCTATTTTTGGAAATGGTCCAAAAGATGAAAAACAAATTGGTTTTGGCGTTTATAAAAAATACGGTATTGGAGAAGAAGGTTTTGATATAGTATCTAATCAATTCTCTATTCATTATTTCTTTAAAGATATATTTACAATAAATAATTTTGTGAGAAATGTAAGTGAGTGCTGTAAAGTTGGTGGTCATTTTATAGGTACAACATATAATGGTGAAAAAATATATAATAAATTAGAACAAATATCAAATAAAGAAAGTATAAATATCATGGAAGGTGAAAAAAAATTATGGGAAATAACCAAACGTTATGACAATTTATCAGATGGTTTTAAAGATGATATAAGTTGCTTAGGTCTTCAAATTGATGTTTATCAAGAATCTATTAATAAAGTATTTCCAGAATATCTCGTTAACTTTGAATATTTTACTAGTTTATTAGAACATTATGGATTTGTATTGTTAAATAATGATGAATCTAACGCATTAGGATTTAATAAATCTATTGGTTCATTTGAAGATTTATACGATAATATGGAAAAAGAAACCAAACAATATAAACATTCAAAAAAATATTATGGAAAAGCAGGCGAAATGAATATTAATGATAAAACAATATCATTTTTAAACAATTATTTTATATATAAAAAAATACGTGATGTAGATACTGAAAGTGTCTTTAATACACAAACCAAAGAAGTAATTAAACAACCTAAGAAAAAAAATATAAAAAAATTAGGCAAAAAAATAAGAATATCCAGAAAAAATCTTAAGAAAATCAAAAAGAAAATACAGATAAAATAATTACAAAACTCGTTTAAATATAATATTATTATTATTATTATATTAAAATGACTTATTTTTCACTAATACCCATAAATATGTGTTTAAAAGAACCTCATATAAAGGTTGAATTAATTAATAATATAAATGAGAATTTTTTAAGTAAAAGTTTATCTCACTACTTAAATCAATGTAAAACAGAGATTAATAATTATGAAGATGAATGGGATAATATGAAAAGAATAACTAATCCATATGAATATATACATACTCCATTAACAAACTTAAAGTATTGTATTAGCAAATACAAACCTATATCCAGAGCATTTTTTAAACTTATTGAAATATATAAAACTTTTAGTTTAGATATAGATCACGCGCATAAAAACATTAATTGTTTTCATTTGGCTGAAGGACCAGGTGGTTTTATAGAGGCAATGTGTTATTTAAGAAAAAATCCAAAAGATAATTATTATGGTATGACATTAATTGATAATAATAATACTAATGTACCATCATGGAAAAAATGTGAAAAGTTACTGGAAAAAAATAAAAACATTCATTTAGAATATGGTCTAGACAAAACAGGTAATTTATTTTGTCCAGAAAATTTAATTTATTGTATAGAGAAATATGGACATAAAATGGATTTTATAACCGGTGATGGTGGTTTTGATTTTTCACAAGATTTTAACTCACAAGAAAATCAAGCATCAAGATTAATATTAACTGAAATTATATATGCTATATTGATGCAAAAACAAAATGGTTCTTTTGTATTAAAAATTTATGATATATTTTTAAAATCAACTGTCGAGTTTATTTATTTATTAAACTGTTTATATAAAAAAGTATATATTATTAAACCTAATACTTCACGTTTTGCTAATTCGGAAAAATATATTATGTGTAAAGGTTTTCGTTTTTCCAATATTGATTTCATTAAAAATAAATTAGTTTCAATTATAAAAGTATTATATAAAATAGATTTTAACAAATATAATATCAAGTCTATTTTAAATATACCCCTACAACATATTTATATAAATCAAATTCAAGAAATTAATGCTATTTTAGGCAATCAACAAATTGAGACCATAACAAATACAATAAAATTAATAGAAAATAAAAAAAATGATAAAATATTACAATATAAAAATAATAATATTTCAAAATGCATCCAATGGTGTGTAAAAAATGATATACCGTATAATAATTATAATGTATATACAAATTTGTTTAAAAAAAGTTAAAAAATTATTTTTTAATGTAAAAAAATAAATAAAACCATATCAAAAACATAGAAATATACCATTGTAACCAAGAACCCAATGTTACTATTTCTTCAGTTGTTGATTGTTTTGATAAAAATACTTTCAAATATTTGTATAACCAAAACATATATTTTTCTGTAAAAGATCTGGAATCGCCATTAACATCAGATGTTACTTTACTTAAAATACATTCATTATCACATAAATACCATAAAAGGGGTACGCTAGCAAACAAAATCAAACTAATTTGTATTAATATGTTTGGAAGTTTTACTAAATATATCAATATTGGAAATACCATTCCTATACCGTGTAATAATTCCATTAAAAAAGAAAATACATTTTTTATCATATATAAAAGTTAAACAAAATATTTTTGAGAAAGAAATGCCACGGTCATATTAAGAATTTTTTTTAAAAATCTATGATTAAGATTTTTTACCATATCATTTATTTCATCAACATCATCTTTGTTTTTCATTATATTAAATAACTTATTTTCATATTTACTGTCAAATTCAGTAAATATTAAATGAATAAACGCAACTAATTTTTTACTTTTTAACATATTTATTGCGTTGCCAAATTTTATATTTTGTAATGATACTTCTTTATCATAATATTTATTGAAATAATACCAGAATATTGCTGGAAACAAACAACACACTCCATAGTTATCACCATTTTGTAAATTAGCACCATAATAGTTATGCGCACTAGTTTTATCATAAACTATTTTTATTTTTGTATACATTTGAAATATATCTACAAAATCTTTCATCATAACATAATCATAGTTATTATGAAATTCCCATCCTATTGCTTCACAATTTTTTTTCCTAATATTTTTATATCTATTATAAACAGTATAATTTTTTGTATCCAAACCATGTGAATTTATTAGATAAGCATAATATCTTGTTTTTTTTGGTAAAAATATAACAGTTAAACTATGATGAACATATTCGCTTTTACCATTTTCTTCTTCAATACCATAATTTAAAGCATCTAAAATAAGATATATAGTTTTTCTTTCATTAAAACATTCTTTTAAATAGTCAAATAAATACATTTCATAAAAATCATAACTGTTTTCTTTTTCGTTTTTTTCATAAAATCCACAAACTAAATATGTAAAATAATCTAATAATTTTTTTTTGTTATCTTTATAGCAAATTGGTATAAATTTATGAAAATCAATCGCTGACTGAACTAAATTTAGATCTTTATGTCTTGACATCTTTTTTAATCTTAAATGATTTTCACTATATGGTTCGCATGAACCACAATCTAATTTACCATAAGCACGTTTTATATCATACTTAATTTTATTTGTTTTTCCTTTAAAACTTTCTAATGATTTATACATTTTAATCTGCTTAACGAATTCTATCATTTCGTTTTTCAATTTTTTTATTTGTTATAACACGATTATTGTATTTTAATCGATTAATTCTAGCACGTCCACTAACGGCACCCTGATTACTAAATTTCTTATTACTTTTATTATATGTTACCATTGTATTACATAAGCAATTTGCCTGGTATATTTTATTTTTATAGTCTTTATTTTCAAGAGCAAAATTAAATTCTCTTTGTTTATATGTCATACACCTTTTTTTTAAATATGCTTCATTACCATGAATTGGTTCTGAATAAACTCCATTATTTTCTCTAGTTTTAATTACAGGATCATAACATACGTCTTTTTTAGAATGAATTGATAAAGGGTCTTTATATATTTTATGTATTAAACCATTACAACCTGGAACACTACAATCTAAACGTTTTTTTCCCAATGTTTGACGATAATTGTTATTGTCTATCTTTATGAAATTCATTGAACCAAAACGTGAATTAGATGAATTAAATAGTTGCATATCTATTTTATAAGGTGGTACAATACCCAAATTATTTACCAAAACACTATTTCCCATATCAGTATAATTTGTGGAATAAAAATACAAATTAGGAGGTGTATTTTCTGCTACAGTCAATCTTACTGTAGAACCAGGATAACCCATCGTTCCTGTTCTAGCAAAATTAGTAAAAAAATAATTTATTCCATTATTATGTATACCATCTTGTATCATACTAAAAAATAATGGTTTGTTTTGATTGCTACTATGACTCACATCAAATATATAAGTATCCCCATATCTTAATGCTAATACACCTAATTTTCCATCCATATAAAATTTTCCATTTCCATCACCTTGAACTGTAACTATTATAGTATTTGTAGACATTTATAATATATATAGAAAAAAGTATAAATGTCTAATTACGAACTAATGCCTTAATTTCTTTGATTGGCCAAAATTGATGACTTGTTCCACTGTTAACCTGAAATCTAATTTTAATAACACTCTGAAAATGCATCATAAGAGGTTTTATTTTTATAGTAATTGTATTTCCGGGTGTATGATTTTTAATATGCCATGTAGAAAGATTATTAACATCACTTTTTCCAATTGTTTTAACAATATTTGTATCTCCTGTTACATCTATAAGTTCCATGGATTGTTGTGTTACACCATTTGCCAATTTAATAAGTTCAATATCAATATTACCAAATGTACTTACATCTGAAGATATAACAAAACCTGTTAGGAAATTACCCTGTATTGGCATTTTTGGAGTTATTTCAATAGATAAAGGCAATTGATTTGCACCTGTACCGGGTATAGCTAATAAACTATATGTATTACTATTACCATCAATAATATTTCCAAAATCATTTCTTTCATTTGCAATTGTTTTTTGATTATTAATTAAATTTGCTTCCATACCAGTCATAAATAATTCTAGTTCAGGTCCGGTAGGAATGGTACGTGGAACAGCACAATGTCTAACGCCATTAATTCTGTTAATAATACTTTTACAAGGTAATCCTTTTACATGACCAGTGAATCTAGGTTTACCAGCAAAATATTTGCTTTCAGCACACGGACAATTAGGATCGTTTACATTTTTTTGTGAATCCATAATTGTATCAAATTTAAGTTTGTTTAATCTAGAACCACTAGTTACTGCTCCCTGTTTATAAAATTGTTTATTACTTCTTTTATGAACTACTGGATGTTTACAATCGTTACAATTTCCACGATAAGTATTTGCAGGTATTTGAGGACCAGGTACTGGTAAACTTTCTCCATCATAAATATAAGCATCATCAATAGTAAAATATTTATCAGAATTTAAAACAACACCATCATCACCATATAATGTACCAACGCGAACGTGGGTTACATCTTTTGTAATTGGTGCTGTAGGATCAGTATTAGTATATGTTTGAAATGGTTTATTTGTTGGAGAATATTCAAAATATTCATCATCAGACAATCTTGTACAACTAAATGTACCAAAACTATCATAATAACTATCATAAGTCAACTCAAATAAAAATTGTTCATTTTTTTGGTCAATCAAATTACTAAAATCATGAAATTCATTTAGTCTTGTATTATCTTCATTTTTTGCTGTACCATATGAACCTGTGATTTCGTGCCCATGACTAGTTCCATCACTACCCCAATTAATTCTTAAGTTATTTATAGTATGACCACCACCATAACTTGTAACTGGATCAATATAGACATTTACATAACCCGGTTTATTTGTAATTTGGTCAAATCTACTAAATGATTGACTAGCCAGTGTAAATATACCAAAATTTTTAATTGAACCATGTGTATATGTCCAAAAATCTGATTTAAAAGTAACATAAACACGAATTGTATAATTTTCTAATGATGATGGTAATTGCATAATTTGATTTTGAAATAAAACTGTTCTATTATTAAACAAAGGTGCAATAGATTTTGGAATGGTATCACTTAATTGTGGTTGTTGATATAAAATGGTAATATCACTTTGTGTTAATTTTTGACCAAATAATCTAATTTCATCTATTGCTGCTTCAGAACTATACTTACTATGAGAACCGGCATAATCACCTAGTAAAGTTAATCCTTTAAAATCTATGGCGGATTCAAAATAAAAGTGATGCCAGCCAACTAATTCACTGGTTACCAATCCATTTGTTCCTATGTCAAAATTATTTGAACCATAGTTTGTTAATGTTTGCTCTATTCCATCTAAATATAATTTAGTAATACTTCCATTAAATATTTCTAATTTACCACGTTGATTACAACGTAATAAAGGACCATCTGTAGATGTTGAAGTTCTACCATCAAATAAAATATCAAATCCATCATTATTTACAAGCCCATCTGTATTGAAATCTTTTACCCAAAAACTAACACTTTTTATTTGCGGTGTAGTAAAATAAGTTGTTTCACGATAGTTAATAATAGAATTTGCCCCTTTTAAGGCATAACCGATATCATCTTTACCACTAATATATGTTACATTTGTTCCAATACTATTTACTTTTCCACTTTGATTATTAAAATCATCATGAAATATTTGACTTCTTAAAATTCTATTGTATTCATAAACTGAAACATCTTCTGGTTTTACTACTTGATCTAAATTGGGATTTGGAGGAGTATAAAAATTATCATTATAATATTTGAAATCTACATTTTCAAAATTCTTACAACGTTTCTTTAAATATTCTGAATAACTAGAAATTCTCTTTTTTTTTACATATTTTTTCAATTTTGAATTATAAACCTTTTTTTCTTGCATTCCAGAACGTATTCTATTATTATAACAAGTAGATTTATTAGCATTTATAGAATGATTATCTTTATATACTACTATAGTTTGGGTATCACAATTATTTAAATTCTTTCTCCAACCCTGTAGCGGTAATACACCATTGGCACCAACTTTACATATTTGTCCATCTGGTAATCTTACACAGTTATTTCTATCTTTAATTTGAGTATTTGTTCTTACATTTATATTTGAGTAACTACCTTTTTGTGTAATTACTATACCATTATTATTATTTCCTCTATTTTTAACTTTGCGAGATTTTAAATTTAGCATTTATATTACAAATAGAAAAAAAATACCATTATTTATATAATGAAGAAATATATCGTTTTTGGCTTAATTATTGGTGCTTGTATAATTTTATACGATTTATACTTTAATAAAATTAAAGAAGGTATAGATAATGCTTGTACACCTAAAAAACCAGATTTATGTGTAAAAATTTTAGATAATAAAGAAAAAATTAAACAAATAGATAAAAAAACATCGTCTGTAAAAAAACTATATAATAAAATATTTCAACAAGTTCAAAAAAACAAAAAATTATCGAAAAACAATAAAGAAGCAAATGCCAGTTTAGAAGAAGAAATGTCAGACTAAATAAAGAAATAAACTTTAGTTAAAATAAAATAGAATATAAATATATATGTTTGTGTATTTTATGATATTTATCTTAATCACATTATTTATTCATAATATATTTAAAAAACTTAATTTAGTAGAGGGATTGTCTTGTAAAAAAAATAGGGACGAGGTTGTAAATAGAAATTCCGCTAAAATTAATGCTTTAGATAAAGTTATTACAAATATAGATAACAACTTAAAAGTATTAAAAAAAGATGTTGATGAAAATAAAAACCGTTCTACAGTAAATGAAGGAAAAATTAATTCTACTAGCAAAAAAGCAGACAAAAAAGCCCAGGCAAAAATGAATTCAATGGATTAAACACCGTCATCAAAATAGTTATAATTTAATATCATTTCATTATTGTGATTTACATTCATATCATTTATTACAAATAAATGATGTTTATAAAAATACAATACAAATATTATACTAATACCATTTGCTATTGTTAAATAATCAAAAAATAAATTACTATCGTTGGCTAAATAATATATTGTTTGTGGATAAAACATATAAAATGTATTAAACATTAAACTATTTTTAATATTTTTTAAATAAAACAATTTCCTATGAACACTAAACACTATATATAAAAAATTCACTAACATGATTAAATTATGTATACAAAATTGCGTTACGGTTACATAATATGTTGTTGTTAATATCGGATAATTTATTAACAACATATCATATGATGTATTTTGTTGTTTTTGAAAAGTAATAACAGTATTACTTGTTGTAAAATTTAGATTTATCAATTCTATTAATCCTATGGTATAAGATATACTCATCAATAAACCTAAATACAAAAATCCAAATGGAACAATAGCAATATTACAAAAAGGTTTTTCATCTGGATATGTTTTAAAAATAGTATAAAATTCTTTACATTCCATACATTGTATTTTTGCCAATGGATTATCAGCAGTATTTCTCCATTCTTTTAAACACAATTCATGAACATATCGACTTGTACCATTACAAGCACAAGGTTTGATTAATTTATTGTCAAACGTTTGTGGTTCAAAACATATTCTACATTCATCTTCATTTGTGGTTAATTCTATAAATTCACTCATTAAAATATTTTTTTATTTTTTTTTCAGATTTATATCTTATAATTATATAAATGAGTTATGATAAACCTGGAATAATTGGACCAATTTATAAATATCACAAAGAAATCAAAAGTCCAGAAGAATTAGGTATGGGAACTGCCGGCGATAAATTACCAACAAATATAGATGGTTTAGGTTCATATGCTGGTATAATTTTTGATGGGAGGAGTAATGCTAACCGTTCAGGATACAATAGGCCTTTAGGGAATTCTTTTTTTGTTAAAACAGGTCAAAAATGTAAAGTAAATGATCGAGAAGTAGAAATGATGAAATATGTTGATAATATTCCAAAAGGTAATGTAATACCAGGAAGAAAGGGATTAATACCTGGAGTTGCTGAAAATGTAGTTGCTATGATACCTACTGATCTTTTATCTAGTTTTTTACAGGGACCAAATGTCAAATGCGTTGAATCATGTAAACCTGTTGGACCAGCAGGTAGAAGAAAAAATAAATGTTACTATGTTAATGAACTAGATGCTTTTTCAAATATTAGTGACGATAATCCAACAATAATTACAAAAAAAAATATTGTAACCAACTTTTCATCGTTGTATAACATCGGTGTTGGAGCATTATTTATTTATATTTTATCAAAATTAATGTCGAGACGTTAAAACCATAAATGTTGTATTATTTTTTGTTGACATATAACTATTGCTAAAATATAAAACAATGTACCTATTAATAAATGTAACCAAAATGGAGCCATTTCTTCATAACCAAAAAATAGCAATATCTTAGATAAAGGACTATCTACGCTTACAGGATATATACCCCAAAAAATAGCGTTTAATAAAAATAATGCTGATAATATAATTCTTATCATTTTTAATATAAAAATATTTAATATTAAAAATAATACTTTATTTTTTTAATGTTTTTCTTTTAGTTATTTTTCTTTTTTCTTTTCTAGTAAATTTCGTTTTTTTATTTTTTTTTGGGTAAGCATAACCCGTATGATATTTTACGTGAGTATCTATATTTGACATTATTGGTCCTAAATTTTGCTCTGCTAACACACCTTTATCAAATTGTGGTTCTAAAGGAACATATGTTGCCATTGATGCTAGAATTAAATAATTAAACATTGCTGCTTTTTTATAATTTTTTTTTTTTAATGCTTTTTTAATCTTA